CAAGATAAACCATGAGTATCTAGGTTTCCAAATCTCCAAATAGGATTTCTTACGTTTAAAGAGAAGGCTGTAGTTTTAAAACCTGTATCTGAACTTACACTCCCCCCCGATAAACTAGAGGCTGATAATGCACCTACACCAGTATCCCCTGCTTTATTAACAGGGGTGAATCCTAGAGAGATTTGTTTACTATTTAGTTGTGCCTGAATTCCAGAACTAACCCCAGAGAGATAACTAATTTCCGTTCCACCTATGGAACCGATAGATGTGGTTGCAGGTAGTACCACAGACCCCGTGAATGTAGGGGATGCAGATGGGGCTTTTAATCCAAGGTCTGTTACCAAACCACTAACACTGGATTGGGGGATGTTAGTTAGGGTGTTGTTTAGTCCAGATATAGTTTTGTTAGTGAGTGTCACTGTAGCTGTATTTTTACTGGCATCTGATGTGTTGTCTACATTACTCAAACCTATAGCAGCTTTGTCTAATGCCTGCCAACTCTTATCACCTCTCCAATATTGTGCAGTTGTGCCTGCAACAATAGTATTCTCTTTTCCTACGATTCCTGAGACTACACGCGCATCCACGGCGCTGTTGAAGTCACTTATGGTTGATGAGGTTTGCGTCCCAGTGTGATTAGCTCTGGCGAGTAGGGTGGCATCACTGCTATTAGCTGTAGCTCCTGTAGCTATTGTATCTAATTTAACCTTGTCCCCGTTAGACATAAACCCACTAACTACAGATGTTGCATTTGAATGGGTGTGGGAACTGTTGGCGAAATCTCCGCTACTGCTGTAAGCTGCACTGCCAAGGGACACGAATTCTAATGCTGTTTCACCAGAGTTAATTCTGGTAAATTTAAGGGCTTGTCCAGTATATGTTGCAGGGGTATCAGTCAATCCTGTAAAGGTTGTACTTCCACCAGAAGATACAACTATGTTACCTGACCCTAAGAGAGATGTTCCATTAACAGATTTTATATTTACTGTATTGACTAATAAATCTTGTTTAGCTGAAAGATCTGTAGTTAGATTAGTTATAGTAGATTGCGACTGAGTGCCAGTGTGGTTAGCCCGATTAAGCAACGTGGCGTCTGTGCTATTAGCGGTAGCTCCTGTAGCTACACCGTTTAACTTCACCTTATCAGTGCTAGACATAAACCCTCTAACTAGGGTCGTTGCATCTGCGTGTGAGTGTAATGTTGCAGCCGCACCTACATCAGATGCGTTAAGTACAACCGTACCTGTGTACCCGTTTACACTAGATACTAAATTGGTGTTTGGGATACGTTGCCAAATTGTACCATTAAAACGTATTTCATCACCTGTTGTCCAAGATCCTGTACCATCTATTACAACACTTCCACCAACAGAAACTTTATAAAACTCTCCACTACTACCTACACCCGACGTTATTGTTGGGGAGTTAATGGAGGCATCCCAAGTACCTAAATAACTACCTGATGCAGGTAAGTAACCCGCAGGGACTTTACCATCTACACCGAGGGGAGCTACCCCTGAACCGGCCCCTACCAAAACGGATGAAACCTTGTCATCAAGAGCGCCCTGTAACCCAACAATCTCTGATATAGTTTTAGTATCACTAACTAAGGTAGTACCATTGTATTTAACAACCGCTTCAGTCGTCTTTAGAATGAATAACATCCCAACAGTGGGTTGTAGGGTGTACCAAGAACCCTCGGCTCGTATGTATAAGGTCTCATCATCTTCAGCAAAGTAGGCATCCCCATTTACGGGGGTCGCTGGAAGTAGGCTGGCAGAAGCTAGGATATTATTAATTCTCTTGCTTTGTAGGAAGGCGTGGATGATCAAATTCTGGTTCATCCCTTCTCCCCAACCACCCTCTCCTGTGTCCCAACCCCAATTGAGTTTAATAAACGGGTCTATCTTTTGTGTCATCTCAGTTCTCGATTATAACTATTTAGTATCCGATACCCAATACAAGTAAGGTTTTAGCGGAATTTGAACGGTGATCTACTTCTACAGTATTGGCTGATTTAGACCACACCCAACAAGCTACATCAGAATCATTACCTTCTGCGTAATTAACCCAAGCAGCCAAACAATCCGAAGCAAAAGGGGTAGGCCAAAAAGTTGACACAAAACTTCCCCCACTAGGTACGTACACCCTCTTCCACTGAAGGGTAAAGCCTCCATAGATATCAGGTAATTTAATGTAGCCGTCTGGGGTGAGACTTAACCCGAAGCCGAGTTTTAATTTCTTTGGGGTTACATACCTTGTGTCGTCTACCCCAGTGATAACTTCCCCATCCGTAGCCCTCTCAACAAGCCCTTCTTGATCATCCGATGCTGAGAAGATACCAATGATGTCACGAGCACTTAATGAACTTATCGCAGTAAATAATGCATCCCCTATAGCACTACTACCTAATGATGTTCTCGCTGTGGAGGCAGTACTTGCAGTAAATACTGCATCCCCTATAGATGTTGATCCAAGCTGGCTTCTTCCTGTAGCCGTGCTATTAGCATTAGCTAACCAACCTCTTGAGAATGCTGTTGTATCTGCCTTATGGACAACTCCAGTGCCTTGTAGAACTAGGTTCCAAAAAGTTTCAGTGGTGTCAGAGACGGGGTTTTGATTGGTGTGTGTTTGCTTCGCGTAGTAAAGAGACCCGTTGCTCCCTTGTACCCAAGACCTATTCGCATGGTACTCTGTAGTTGAATCCCACTGAACTACACCATGCTGGTTGAGGTAGGCAAGCGCCTTATCATGTTTATTATTAAGGTAATTCTCTGTTTGGTGTGCGGGGGCTTCAACTATCCACCCCAGTGCAACCTTAGAGTCGTCAGGGGTAAGTATGGCTCCTGCGGATGCCCAAATCTTATTTAAATCAGTAGGTTTAGTAATCTCAGCCATTATAAGGGAACCGCCACTGCTAAAGTTAGATTAGTGTTAGAAGTAACACCCCGAATTTTAATCGCACCACTAGACTGAACCCATATGCAACAAGGGGAATATGTATAAACCCCTGTTTGGAAAATACCAGAAGAGAACCTCTCTACAGAGGGCCTATACCCCACAGGGAGTGTGCTGATAGTTGTGTTATCTGTTAACGTGCCACCTGTAAGACTACCATTAATGAACAAAATACCCCCCTCTATTCCTGAGGTAAGCGCTGCTGAGACATTGCCCCAACTAGCAGCAGGTGTTAATGTGATAGCTGGTTTACTCTTACTTGTGGGGATGAGGCAGGATAACCAGTAAGTTTCTGAGCTATCTGCTACGGGGTCATTTCCTGTGTTTGTCACCTTGCAGGCGTATATGTACCCATTACTGCCTGTGGTGAGACAATTACCTGATTGGTACTCAGTAGACGAATCCCACACAGGAATACCGTGCATATTGGCGTGAGCAATAGCAGTATCTTGTCTATTCATTATCCAATTGAAATCTTGGAAAGTGGGGATTTCTTCAACCCACCCAAGATTCTTTTTAGTGTCACTTGGTTCAATTTTATCACCAAGCTTTGCCCAAGTTTTTGATAAGTTGGAAGGTTTAGCAATGTCTGTCATTCTTTATACTCGTTATACGTCTAAGTAACTCGCAAGGAATCCGCCAACAGAAGTATCACTCCCTGCATCCCCACTGTAATTAATATCCCAATCCTCACCCCACCCAGACGCAGCATTGGCATCCTTAAACCCCTTTGCATTAGGCACTCCCTTAAAAGCGAAGAACTTAGGGGCCTTGAAGTAAGCATACTCTACTCCAACCCCAACAGGCTTTGGGATAAGTCGTGATGGATAACCTAACTCGTAATTGATATTATTTAGTAAGTTAATTTCTAAACTGCTGAGGGGCCTACCAAAAAAAATAACTATAGAGGCAACCCCTTCCTTCAAGTAAATAACTATCTCTTCCCCGAACAAAAATTTTAGGAATGTAATCAACTCCTCTGGGGTTACTGCTGTTTGGTTTTTAAGTATTTTGGATTTGATGAAGATTCTATATACATTGTCCTCTAATGTGTAATTTCCACCAACGGGAGCACCCGCTGTGTAGAACGTACCACCTACAGAGGGGTCATATGCATCTCCATAGGTCTCTCCATTTGGGTATCCAATAAAAGCAAAGAACTTGTAAACATCTAGGTTGATAAGGGTGCGCGGCTGTCCAACAATTCTACCAATTACATCCAATTGCCACCCTGACGCCTCATCAATGCTTCTTTTCTGCAATAAATCTTTTATTACTCCCTGAGCATTAGACAACTCTTGCAACATAAGCCTCAAGTACCTGTCAATTACTTCCTTATTTACAAATTGCTCTGTTACCTTCCCTCTAGCATCTTCTAAAAAATTCTGTTCATTGAAAGGAACTAGCATATTAACTTACCGTAATTAAGATGTTTGCCGCTGTAAATTGACTTATGGCGTCGTAGGCTATCACTATGTTAGAAGTGCCTACAGGGGAAGGGGATAGCCCTATAGTTAGGGAGTTAATTTGATGCCCTTCAACTACGTTTATAGGGGTGTATAACCTAGAGTAAACCACATCCTCACCTACCGTGAAGTTCTCCTTTGTGTACTCAATTATCTGTGCCTTTATTAAATCAATACCATCTGCTGGAAAACTATCTTCTGTTGTGAGCGAGATAACAACATATACAAAAATTGGAGTGGGTCTTTTAAAGTTAATGGGTCTAGTAAAGCCTTGAGAGTCTACGATGTTTACTGTAGTATTCCCATAACTTTGTATACCGTATGGCTTATTATCCCATATTGTATTAGCAATCGTATCATCATCACCACCCAATACAATAGGAGATACTGAGTGTGGGGGGAGTCCGTTAACGTCTGTTACGCTGGTATCATTTTCATAAACTGCGACGTTCTCAACACCCTCTATATTCTTTAGTGCTGAGTACAGAGCATCTAGGATATTAATACTTTTTTCAAATTTAGTATTATTGAATCTTATCCGTAGTTCTTCATCAGTCTCAGTAAGACTTCCCTCGGTGGCGGCTAGGATATTGGTGACGGTATCCCAACCAATTACAGGGGTTTTTATAACAGTAAGGGAATTAGCTGTGCTAGAAATCTTACCATCCTCTTTTGAGAAGAGGATACCCATTTTCTTCACCTTAGTTATCACAATATTTGAGGATGTTGAGAATGTAGAAGGTTGAAAATAGTTATCTTTAGTGATTACTAGCAGACCGTTTTCTTCTGTTGCAATCAATGTGGGGTGTAATGTGTCGACATTTGAGATTAACCCAGAAATTATCTCTTCCTCTGTAGCAGATCCACTACTGGTGTAAGTTACTACGTTAGTAATGCCGAGATAATCTTCGTAAGTAACTGTATAAGTAGCACTGTTCTGTACTGTTATGGTGAGACCTACACCAACAGAAACTGAGGGGGTTAAGAGTACGGGGCTAGTAAGTTCAAATAAGTTTTTATGCTCCGTGGCGCCCACTGTATTACCCGCATCCAATATCGTACCATTAGTACCATAAAAAAGTGCTTGTACATTCGACTTGGAAGGTCTGCGTCTTACGATGCCCCCGTATTGAACTATGTTGTCTAGGGCAATACCTGTAGCGGTATTTGGATCTAATGCACTATAAGCAAGTTGCATTTGTTCCCATATCACACTCTCAGGAAGTGAAAATAGATTGATTAGCCTACCTATAGTACTACTATCAGAAGTGTCTACAATATCTTCTGGGCCTAACAAGTCTTGGAATATACTTACTGCATACTCCCTGTTGGATTTAAGTATATCCGGTAATCTTTTTAATTCAAAACCTGTATCAGAAAGACCAAAGGGCATTGTCTTCTCCGTTAATTTATACTGTGAAGTTTAAAGCAATATTAGAAGATATTGCCCCTTTATCATCTCTAACACTAAAGTTGAGGTTATATGTCTTATTGATCAAGGTGGAGTTAAACTTTAAAATTTCCAGTACTCCAACTTCTTCTAGGATTATTTGCTGAAATATGTTATCGACGTCTTGTTTCCGTATCTTCTTACCTAGGATTCTCTGAAAATAAGGAACCCCGTACCCAGTATTAAAATCGTACTCTCCTTGGAAGGTCTGTAATCGAATTTTTAACCTTTGTCCAACCACAGAAAAGTCTGTATTGGTGACAGGGCAGGCGCCGTTTGTGAAGACTAGATCATTAGTTTCACTATTAAGTAATAGGTCGATGATACACCTCAATTATATTGGTGAGCCTGTGGGTGTTACGGGGCCACTAGGCGCAGATGGTGAACCAGCATGTGTATGACTACTGAGGGATTTGCCCCCGCCAACCACTTGGGTTGCTGTAATTGTACCAACTTGCGTAGTACTACCTACTATGGTTATATCCCCTGTATGGTATATATCCCCAGACCAATTAGTAACATCTGCATTTATTGTCAGGTCTGGGGTTGTAATAGATGCACTTGTACTGGCGTTGACTACTGCTTGCACCGAGTTCACTGTAACTTTCTTCGGTGAATTTATTAGTACATCTCCATCAGGCTTAAACCTAATCTCAACCTCAGAACTCTTACCAAGGTTGTGTGCGATAACTAAATCTTCGGTACTGTGTTGGTGAATTCGTTTATTAGGGTTATTAACTGCCGTCCTACGAGTACTCATACCAATAAGCGCAACAGCATCTTTCTGATCGAACTTAGCTCTATTGTTAGGAATTGATGGTTTCCCATCAGATTCACTAAAAACTTCCATAGCTCTCATTGAGAACATACCCCATACAATATCACCTACATTCACTGGCATAGTTATTGCAGATGTTGAGGTTGACGGAAATATCACAGGGACATTCAAAATAACAGAGCGGGAGGAGGATGTATTATTAAGATGTAGCTTGTTTAAACATGGTTGTATATTAACCCGTTGTTCTTTCAGATCATCCACAATACTGACAACGATACAAGGCATTGATGTATACACTTCGTTCATTTCGTACCAAAAAGACTTGGTTAATACTTCCTCCCAATTATCTCTATTAGCCATCTAATCTACCTTCTTGGTGATCTTCTCTAAAGATGTACAGTAAACTTCTTGTATCCAATTACCACCCCGATATGCACCTGAGTAGCGGATAGTGTCTGTTCGGAACCAACCGTTTATCGCTGTGTCCTGTAGTTTTATTATGCCCCCTACTGGAACCTCTGGGTTTATTAACATTGAGAACTGAACACCTTGTACGCTTTCTGGGTCATCAGAAGCTCTTCCTTTTTTACCAGATACATAGTAAGGGGTTTCAATCAAACCCGTTCTGGGGGTGATTAAGAAGGCTGTTCCGAAGTTCTCCGTGGTGGCTCTTGTTGAGTCACTAACGGATAGAGTATTATTATCAATCTGCCAGTTTAAATTATAGTTCGTAGCCAACCTATTCAATTCTTTTCGCAATGTTCCAGACATAGGATAACCATTTATCAGGACGCTATTCAGGTTAGTTCCTATAATATTCCCACGTTTAATATTAGGGAAGGTTTTTAACAGCTCTTCTACAACTTGCCCAACCGTACTCCCAGCAGGGACAACTTTAGATATAGTTTCGTGATTTAATTCTGTGTAAGAACTCCCAAGGATTAATTGTGTAGTTCTATCCGTACCTGATTTTCTTGTGACAACTTCACCAACTTCACCAGAAAATAGAGTTCTAATATTATCACGACTCTGGAACCCCACTTTAAGGATAGCTAGTGGGTAACTCGTCTCCAATAGTTTTAAATGTTGTGCAGAAAGATTTACCACTTCAATAGATGCAGAATTAGATTCTTTTTTATTATCAGCAGATTTACTAATATCAAAAGAGAGTTGTAAATCTCTTATTACAATTCCCTCTCTTGTCCTATAGTCCCCTACAGTTAATTCATAGAATCTATTAAACTGTTGCATTGTATGCGTAACTCAATGTGTAGTACTGTTTAAGTTTAGTTGGGTACGTTTTATAAAACTCATCATCTGTTGTAAACACAGGGAGTAACAAAAAAGCACCTGTCAAATCAGGAATTACATAATCCAATGTTATTGGGTAGTTGGGCACTAACCCTACTCCAGCAACCAGCACATCCACCTCAGAGTTGTATATAGTCAATAAGGTTTGCTGCATAACTTGATTGTAAATAAATCTGAGTCCATAAGACTTACCTTCAAGGTTTACTTGATAAGTGTAGTCTTGTGAATCGTAGAGTGGTAGTTCAATATATAGTATTGTCAAGATGTTTCTCCTCACTTATCAGGAAGATATTCAGAGAGCTTTTTACCTGACCCAAGCACCACATCTTCACCTGCATCGTAGGCTGCTGCTAGTTTTGATTTCTCGGGGGGAGTATCTACTGGGGTGGAGTCAACAACCCCCTTGTTCTCAGTGGTAGCGGCCTTATCCTTCAGTTCTTGTGACAGTGCCCTTGCTTGTATATCTCTTGAAATCTCTACTGACTCAGAAAAAGCAAATGTAACTTTCTCAAGAGAGATCTCACAATAAAGTCCATCCCCAGACTCAGCATCCTCAGTGAAGGATAAGGAGGTTATAATTAAATTATCTTCAAATTTGTTTAACAAGTTCCCACGATCATAATAATACAATCGGGATATAGTTGGGTTTCTGAATGCCTGTTCTAATGATGCCTGTATCTGTTGTAGTGTATCTGGAGACTGTGCTGCTAATACAATGCTAGGTTTACTAGGTTTGAAAAATTGACCTACCCCACTCGGTAAGAAATTAGTCAATCCTTTCCCGCTTGATGATACTGTGACTGCCTTAGGGGCTGTTGAATTATTGTCTGGTACATAGCCATCAGGATCAACTACATTCCTGCCATTGAAAGATATATCCACTCCTGAGATAACCGCACTTATTGTTATTGTAGGGTTATCTTGGGTAAAATGATCTGAAATCAGGCCGCCACCGTCTATTGGGTTTGTTGAAACAGATCCATTTAGAGTTTTAGTGATAGATGTAACTGCATCAAAATAGATGAAACCTTCACTGACCCTTAACGGATCTGTGTACCCCCACTGAAGTGCTAAGCTCATTATTCACCTATCTCTTTTGCGAATACCAGTGGACGAAGAGCTGCTGAGGTTTGCCTTGAGATTTCATCAGCTAGTTTCTGATCAAACTCAGTGGCACCCGACACGTTTATGTTTAAATTGTAATTATTGTCAAGGCTAGACTTGGGAAGGTAAGCGGTTGGGTTGTGTTCTGCTGGTACAAACCCTTGTAGTAAGTAAGCCAACTTAGCGTCGAACCCAAACCCTGCTTCTCCCATCCCATCCAAACTTCTTCGTAGAAAGGGGGTAGCCTTGTCCTTGGAAGTGGGGATATTTAAAGCTGGTCGTTTCCACACACCCTCCCCTGATTTATTACTATTGCCGAGAAGATCCATAGCACGTTTAGTTAAACTGTCTACTCCGCTAAGTCCCAAGTATATATCTTCAATTGCAAGAAGTGCTGCTGTTAGGGGCCAAAATGCTTTACCGAGAGCCTTGCCTAACAGACTAGCTTTCACCATCATGGCCCCTGCCATCAAAGCAAAAGTATTACCTACGGTTTGTATTTCAGAAGGTAACTTGTAGAAGATGTCAAAGATGTTACTGACAAACTGGATTGTAGTACCCACTACCTCGATACCACCAACAAGAGCCTTAAATGCTCCTGCAAGGCCCCTCACCAAACCTGACATACCTTGAAGAGTTTTTGCAAATGTTTTCCACACCCTGAAAAAACCTTCGTTACCGCCAGCCTTACCGAAATTGACTATTTGATCCTCTAATGCCACTCTAGTGAAATTCTGCTGTGCCCGTTGGGTTTTCTGGTATTTCTCCATGCCCCCTGCTGCCCTTTCTTCAAGTTTTGTTGCGAATCTAGGGAGGGCTATAGTAGGATCAAGTTTACCAGCTTGCATCATTGCGAATAGTGCTTTCGTATCTCCATTTGTCATGGCATCTGCCATGATACGGATTGCTGCTGGTAGTCTCTCTGCCAATTGACCTTTAAGTTCTTCTGCCATTATTTGTTGCTTGTTAATCATTTGACCAACAGCTTTAAAACTTCCGTGCATTTCATTCTTATCAAGACCCATTATCTTCCCGTACTGAGTCAGTGCTGTGAATATACGAGGCATCTCTGACTCAAGGCTCGTACCTATCGCAGAAGAGAGCATCTTAGTGTACTCTGGGGCCAGCTCTAATCTGGTAGCACCTATTTGATGCCCAAGTTTAGTGATGAAATCTAGCTGTTCAGCAGCCTTCTCAGCACTCCCTGTAACAGCCTCTAGTGCAACAGGAAGCATCTCTAACTTTTGTAATGTGTCATTAAGAGAACCAAGCCCGAATCCTGCCACCCCTGCCCCAGCAAGTTGCCCCACATTAGGCATACCACCAGTAGTTACTTGGCGAATCGTTGGAGTGTGGGTTGGTGTTCTTGTATTACCACCTCCGTTACCACCATTTCTGTTACGAATGTTGTTCAGGTTTAGAAGATTTAACGGCCCCCCTCTTCGTTGATACCTTTCAATCTTACGTTCAATTATACGTAAAAACCTATCAACATTTCGTAGGCTGGCAACATCTGGTCTGAAGCTAAGGGTGGCAAAATAATCAGCTATCGAATTATTCAAGTTACTTCCTTCCAGTTCTCACTGGTTCATTATTCTCTCTATTCTTTCTATCTTCTTCCCGTGCCGCACTTACTATAAACTCTTTGACTTCTAATGTTTCCAGTAAGTCATAGACATGGGAGAGAGAGTATATTGAGTGAAATTCCCAAAGCTTTGCTAAAGGTGGGTCACATGTCATTAGCTTTACCCAATCAAGGGGGATAGAGCTTGCTTCTTCTATCCTACTTATTATATTGTTAGGCGCTCCAGTTACTCTTGTACTTTCCCTTCTAAAGCGCCTTCTTGAAAAACATCAGCATAATTAAACTGAACAATTTCTTCTATTAATTTAAAGAGGGTAGCCATCTTACCACAGAACTCGGTTTCATACTTATCGCGCCCCATTCCTGTTGACTCTACAATTAATTCCTTAATGTCCTCTGCACTCATTTCACTGCCGTGTAAGGCTTGTGCTTGAATCTTGTTTAAATAGCGATATGCTACGGATGCCTTTAATTGGGTGAGTGTGTAACTCTTACCGCCAACATCTACAATTACTGTACCACGAATATCAATAGCCATTAATTAATTCCTAATCGTCTTAGTGCTTCTGCTAGGAGAGGGGCACTTGGTTGTGTGTTACCACCAATAACAAAATCTTCTGTTGATTGGCACTGAATAGTCCAAGGGAGAAAATCAATCGTATCTGAAAAGGTTTTACTTGGATGACCTGATATGTAAGCTTCTATACTACTTACTAGGGTGCTCCCAGATTTATCTACAAGCATGATCTCCAGTCTGCCTGTACCACTTTCGAGATCTTGTCTTAATATTTCTGATAGAATATCATTTGTCTCCGAAGTCTGCATAACCGTTATGGTTATTACCGCAGAGGTGTCAATATCACGAACTCGTGTATGTTTACCCCTGATGCCTTTTATGTGCTTAAATGCAGGTGTACTTCTTTCAACGGTAATATCTTGCCATTCCGAACACTGATACCCGCATAGTATTAGATAAACATCGGACGGGTTATATGTATTTACAGTAGCCATTATTACCCTTCTGTTATATCTACAGTGCCAGTACGTCTAGTTTGGAAACCAGCCCCTTGTAAAACTTGTTGTACATAAGGCAATCCAGATAGAGCTAAATCTGCCACATCTTCAATCGCTGTATTTTCACTATTACCCCCTATGTGGAGATACCCCATATCACTTCTTAGAGTCCAGACTTGACTCTCTCTAATGCTTGAGAAATTCAGTGTCGGTACTCCTTCGATCCACGTCTCTGTAGAGAAAAAGTAACCCGTGCCTCTAGTGTCTTTTATTAGTAATGGGAACTTTCCCTGTGAGGTAAGTTCATCTAATTGCCACAAGCGTGTCAGCATGTCATTTGATGGACTGGACTGCATTATGGATAATTCAATAGTGTATGTAGTGTTAATCACTTTAGTTCTTGCAACCGCACCATCAGTACTCCTTACTGCGGTGAAAGGCATTAAATCTTTTTTTACGTCTACGAAAGTTCCTTCTGGGATACCTTCTATACTGTAGAAACCACCTATAGTGATAACCACGTCTTCTGGGCTGTACGTCCACAAACTCATTATCTTACCTATAAGTGTTATAAAGAGGGGCTTTTACCCCTCCCAGTTAACGCCAACGATCTTCTACAGTGCCACCAATGCTTTCTATGGTACTTATAACAGAGGCAGGTAATTTAGAATTACCTCCTACGAAATGTTCCATATCTGCCGATCTAATCACCCACCCTCTAGTTTCTAATTCTGTACCAAAAGAAGAACTGGGGAGATTTTCGATGAAACATTGACGAGCAAAGTGGGCACTACGACCAGTACCATCTTTAATTACGAGATTAAATAGCCAAGTATTGTCACGAGTCTCCCCATCTCTCTTGTGTATCCAAGATAGAACATCATTAGTAGATGACCATTGGTTAAGGGTTAGAGTGATCATACCGTCAGAGGTCTTACGAAACACCCTCCCACCACCCGCATCCCCATTTAGGATTAATGTGGAGCTTGGTGTAGACTTCTCTACAGAAACCATAGTACCTTCCGCAAAACCACTGGCAGAGTGAGTAATGTCCTGTACAGTTAGAACAACAATGAGGTCATCTGAAGAATAAGTGCCTAAGTTCATATCTGTCATCTTATTCTCCAATTAAACAGTCAAGTTACCACGAATAATAATAGTACGAACACTACCACTATAACGTGCAGTAAAAGTAAAGTTACCTGCAATGCCCTGAGAACGTAAATTTTCAGGAATAGCAAGTGGGTCTGGGGATATTACACTAAAAGTATCAAGAGCGTTGTTACCCACCCCTTGGGATAGCACACTGCGCATCTCACTCTCTATTACAGCAAAGCCCTTACGAGTAAATTCAATCTTCAAGCTATTTACCAATCGGAAGAAAATTTGCTCTTTCATTCGAGCTTCTATCCAATCTTTAATAATAATCTCATATATCGGGCGACCATCAATCATATTCCCGTCTTGGAAAATATTCTGACCTGCGACACGTGTAAACATATTTCCGTTCTTAGCTCGGAGGTTAGTACGTGCGGTATCACTAATATTGCTTACAGTTATTCCAGAGGCACGTTTAAAATCCCAATCCGCTGAACCTACTACTTGTGGCAGTACCCCACCAACCCAAGCTGCTTCAGGGTACTCTGTGTCAGCGGTAGGTAAGTATGTGATAAATGTCCTACTGTACTGCATAGCGTGTAAGGCTGCGATTGGATCAGTATCGCTTGTTGCTATTGCTGTTACATCTTGTGTAGAGGTTGCATAGATCTTTTTATCAGCTTCCGTAGCAGCGGCTATTGCAAGGATGTCAGCTTTTACGTGGGTGTCTGCAAGGGTTGCATACCAAACATCATTTTCAAATTTGATAGCAGTACGTGCGTCTACATAACTTTCTGTAGGTGTATCATTCTCAAGGACTACATTGGTGGAAGACTTTATAGACCAAGCTGTGCCTGCCACACTTACAGCTACATCAAAACTTCCATCTAAGTTGTTAGTAAGAGTGATACCCACTTTTGGGGCTAAATCATATTGAGATTTAATACCAGCAACTACTACTGATGCCGTATTTCCTGAAGCTGCTGTATAACTGTAAGTGGTTCCGTTAATGATCACACTGTAAGTTTGACCAATCACCACAGATGAGACAGTACCTACTACAGAATCTACTTGTCTACGACCAATAACTATTGATACTGGTCTACCTATATCTTGACTGAACAAGTTAGAAGCCATCTTCCAGACTTTTGTATTCGACGCAAAATCTTCGCTCACCCCATCTATATCACTATAGGTACGAGTACGTTCTGAGAAATTGGTATGGGTTGCAATTATAAGTGGTATATCGAAAGCAGCAGTTTCAACGGATGCTGTGTCACGTCTAATAGTGACCTGAATAATTGAGTCTAGTTCACTCATTTAGTGTTCCTGTTTTATATTTGAGGGGGGATTGTTATTGTTTCTGAGTAATCTGCATTTTCTATGACTACTTGTAATATTGGTTGTATCTCTTCCAGAACTCCCCAAATGAAATTAAAACTAACATCATAAGAGAATACATCTACCCATTTAGTGCCCCGTAAGTAGGGGACAGAGACTACGTTCGATTTACTTGTTACTGCTAACTTCTTAGATTGGGAAAATTCTCTATTCGATATAGTATTGTTTAACCTAACATGACTAGAGAAAGCGAGGTTTCCACTATTATTGCCAATGAAACTTATAGTGGCCTGCACCTCATAATTCACAGCAGTCTCAGAATTAAAATCTTCATCCATTGATGAATTTTGAGCTTTACTCTTCTGGCTAACTCTCAATTTACTTACAGTGCAATATGAGGTGGTGGGTTCTGTTCCGGATGAGTTAGCGTAAATTACACTTGTAGTTGGATATTCAGATAAGCTATTTATTATTATATCTCTTACATTATCCTCAAGGGTTGTGTACATACTCATGGAACCACCTCATTCGGGGTAATCTCTACCCTTACAGCGAGAGCCTCAAAGTGATCTAATACCCCCATATCCCATTGCTTTGTTTTTTTAACTTCGTAGAGATCCCCTTGCCAGACAAACTTATCAGCATCATAACCACCGTCGCCCTCTTTCTTGGTTCTTAGGAGGCTTTCTGAAAATACCTTACACCACTTATTAGTTCTATCTGATTCGGGCATCTGTTGAACTTCATTCCACTTTGCTGGTTGTAAGTTGGCAGTAATCTCCACTTCATCTGGTTCGGCAATTACCCACTTACCATTTACATAACTACCTTGAGGGTATCGTAGGATAGTTAAGGGTTTCTTCTTAGTGAGGAAGAACATTCTTGTCATGTTATGTTACTCACTTTAGCTCTTACCGAGTCTTTCATCTTCCCTGTTTCGATAAGTGGATTATTGAAACCTTTCCCCTCAATAGTGGAAGGTGTATTAGGGGGTGTGTACCAACCATCAATGATTTTCTTGAGTTTTGGGACAACTGCAATAGATAGCTTGTGGTACTCTTTAGAGAATGTACTATTACTCTCTAAAACATGGAGAAAAGATTGTTTATACTTATTGGTGTACACAGGACTCTTAAGTAAATCCTTTAAACCTACTGACATAAATGGTCTAGCAGGTATATGTTTATCACCGATAAAAGGGGCACCTTTATCTTGCCAAGCAGCCACAGTAGCTACTGGTAAATTATTATTCTCTGCCCCATAACTATCTTCTCGGAAGAAACCTATCTGTAACTCTTGCCTTGCCCCGTTGCGAAGATTCCTCTTCATACGCAGCCATTTACTTTTATCTTTTACAAGGGTAAACATAGCTCTCCCCAGACCTTATCGCTTTGCTTATAGAGCCACTTAGGGGTGTTGGGGTTGTCTGGGTCTAACATAGATGCGTTAAGATTAGCCACACTAACCCCAGCGGCATATGGAAAAATGCCTGATGGGAGGGCTTTGAATAAAGACTTGTCATCAAGAAAAGCTTGTGCGGATCTTAAATAGTTCTTGGAAATATCGTTCCAAACCTCAATGTCCCCAGTAAGCTCCTTGGTACTAATACCACTCACCCAATTCATAATTGATCGGGTAGCCCATCTAGCAGCTTGCATGACATCCCCGTTACATAAAGTAAGGTAGCCCTCAATCTCAGGATCTTCTAATATGTAGGCCCCTTCTTCCATAAAAGGGAGTCTACCATTGTCCTGAGTTATCAGGCGAATCATTTCAATATCACTTAGAGCCATTGTATGTCCTCGAAGAGAGGGCATTTCTGCCCCAGTCTTAAACTACTGCTGTGTTAGAGTAAATAATAGTGATAGTGCCATTAACTACAACAGAGTCGTTACCTGCGCTGCCAGCATCAGGACAGGCAAAGTTTAAGTACACATCTTTTGCTGAACTGGTTCCATCTAAATATGCGGTAGCTGTAGCAAGCTTGTTGAAAGTACCAACACCCGCAGTTAAAGTGGCAGTAGTAGAGGATGCAATGTCAGCTTCGGTTGAGGTCAATGTTGCATCAGCAGCAGCAGCTACAGTACCCAATGATGCTACAAGCGCAGCAGTCGCAGTGAGGTTAGTACCCAAGCGTGCGGTAGTTAGGTTAACACGGTAGTTATCAATTGAGACGTTACCTTGTTGGAACCCAAAAATACGAATACCACCACCTGCACCAGATGCACCAGCATCAGTAAGCGGGACAGGAGTGTTTACAAAAGTAAGGGTAACTTGTTCGGAACCACCAGCAATGGCTTTAACAGAAACGCCTGTGGGTAACGCTGTACGTGAGCTTGGGGTGTATTTAATTCGTTTCAGATTATCGAAAGTGCCATTTTTAATAGGGAGCATGATGTGTACCTGTGTTGTTTATAAATTGTTATTTTTAAGCTACCTCTAATGAAGAAACTTAAAAATAACAACGGGGATTCCTCCCCGAAGCTAATTACCAACTGACTATAATTAAACAGTAGTGGTACACTTGATAATTGCTGAGGGCCACAATGTAGCAAACAGAAAGTTAGATTCGTGATGAATCTCTACCAAGTCCTTGCGGTCACTCATGTATTCGTAGTAGTAAACTTGTTCAGCCGTAGCATTCACAGTATCGAAATTCTCGATAGATGGGGCGAAGAATACTTTGAACATATCTGGTACATCTAGTGGGAATACACGAGCTTCATTAGCTGTCATTTCACCAGAAGCAGCGCATACCCAAGTAATACCACCGAACTCAAGAACTTCATAACGACCATCTAATGACAAACTACCGTAACCAAGACGACCAAGTACTACATCAAGAGATTGACCATTAACTACTTGCTTCATACCGTCGAGTACATAAGGGTGTCCTTCTAATAGATCGAAGAAACCACGGTCTGCAATACCTAAGAAGTTATTAGGAGTAAATCCACCTTGGAAGCCATCTTGGATAGCACGGATAACTGCTTTACACTTATCTTTAGGGTTAGTGGTTTGATCAGCTAACGTAAAAGGGACAGTAGTTTGAGACACACCAAATTCAACAAAATAATCTACAGTTGAGCCGTAAGATGTTGCCAATGTACCGTTAGGAGCATAGGCAGTACCATCACGAACTACTTGCATCATAGCTTTAGACCAAGTGTTGGCATAAGTCTGTTTGATGGTTTTCATTTTACGTGCCATAAGGGCTTGTACAGTCTCAGGACGGTTAGCAGATACAATATCATCCCAGTTGAATTTACCACGAACATCCATAGGAGTAATGGCATCTTCCCCAGCAGAAGCAGGGATAGGTAAAGTCAATACGCCTTTAGTGTGACCAGCATTATTCTTAACACGGGCACCCCAAGGCACGTCAGAGTATAAGAATTCGGTATTAACTACACGAGGAATAGTAACAGTGGGGGTATTCAGAAATTCAGCAGAGAAGATACCAAGGGCACCAAGGATGTTCTCGGTTACTGGGATCAGCTCCATCTCTTTAGAAAGGCTAGTAAACTCTACATAGCTGCCTTGTTTTGCAATATTAGTCATTTATTAAATCTCTTATCGTTTATATTAAACAGCAGCTACAGAATCTTGTACAAGAATATTCTGGAAAGCAAGCAAGTGTTTCAAAGTTGCCCAGTTGCCAGCACTCAAACCGTAACCAGTCAAATGTACGGCTTTAGGTACAGCTTCTTTAATGGAGGCTAGACGACGAAGTACAATAGCTTGTGTGGCAGTTGCAGTAGTGATTGGGTTTACATCACGAACTTCAAATGGTTGACCTTTTACCTGTGCCCCAAGTAAGACAGCATACTCATTAGATGCTGAAAGATCACCAGCGGCGTCAACAACATCCCAAGCTACAGTAGGATCAGTACCCTTAGCACGGAAGAGGATAGTACCTTTTTTATAGTCACCTGTTGCAGTAGACAAAGTTACGGTGACTACATCACGTGAGAAACGGTTCTCTTCTTCCCACAATACAACATCACTGTCACGTGGATCATTAATAGTTACAAATGGCATTATTTAGCACCTTTCTTGTTAGCTTGTTTGGTTAAAAATTCTTGCATGTTTTTCTGCACTGTAGAAGAGTATTCGGCTGCCTCAGTCACAACCACCTTACCCTCTTCACCAACTTCTTTAGTCATCTCAGAATCTTTCTTGTGAGATTTGGCTTCAAAAGTCTTGACTACTGCGGCAAATGCTACATCGTCAAGAGATGACAAGGAAGCATTCAAAGCTGGAGCTTCAGTATCACCAAACAATGCAGATAATTCAGAAAGACGTTGAGCTGCTTTAGCTTCTTGTTTTTCTTTTTGTACAGCTTCTAAAGCAGCTTTTAGTTCAGCTTTTTCTGCTTGTTCAATTGCGAGTTTAGCTTCACTAGCGGCCTGAAATGCGGCCATTTGTGTTGCCATCTCTTCTTTTAGGGAAGCAAGCTGAGCTTGAACATCCACTTGTGTATCAGACATTGCTGTCTCCTTTCGGGGGGTGGTTTTAAGTAAACTTGTGAGTACGTTCATAATCGGTTTTCTTTTATTGTTAGAAGTTTCAGTTTCTAAGTATGACTTAAGCTCCTCTAAAGTCATAATCTTATCAATTAGACCATTCTCAAGTGCAGCTTTAGCTGAATAAGTCTTAGCGCCAAGAGCTTCTATCTGAGAGTCTTCCATACCCCGCCACATTCCAACATGACCTTTAAAGTCTTGGTATGTGGCTACAACGGAAGCTTTCATCTCATCTTTGAATGCTTGGGTAAACTCTCCATTCTCATCAACAGGGACTTTACCTTCCCCTGCTGTAATGTAGAGTTCTTCAATCCCCATGTTCCTATACATTTTACTGGCATTCATCAGCTTGATGCGAACACCAATACTACCTACCTCAGAGGAGGGGGACGCGATAATTTCATGGGCTGCGGCAGAGTATGCATAAGATGCGCTGTGACTCTTACCAGTGACATAAGATATTATCTTCACCCCGTTATCATCAGCCAGGTTACGGATATAGTTAGCAGATTCAAACGTCATATGGGCCATACCACCACCGCTATCTTGTTCTAATAAGATAGTTTTAGCACCTTCGGAAATTAACTGTGCAACTTCCTCTCGTATAGCTTGGTGAGTAGTGACCCAAGGGTAAGGGTATGTATCTATAATCCCCCCACTGATTTCTACAATACCTAATTTAGTATCCTCGAAATATGTGGGGCTACGATCAGGTGGTGAAAATAATTCTGAAACCACCAGTTCTTTATATGTAGACACTTCCTGAACAAAACCATCTAATGCTTCCATTGAAACCATAAGAGGGATGTTGCAGAGTTTCATATCGAGCTTCAAAGATTCTTCACTCATTCATTATTCTCTTATTTGTTGAAAGCATTTGTTGCAGATCCATTACTACCACTAGGAGATGTACTTGTACCATCCCCTGTAGTCTTGAACCCCTCACCCGCTTTTGTTTGAGCACCAGATAATTGTTCTCGGACTTTCTCTACTGGCATGTCCTCTGGTAGCCTATCAGGTAATCCCATTTCTTTCTGCATATGATTGATATTCTTAGCAGATAGGATAACACCACCAGCAGCAAGCATTTGGTAGTAACCTTTAGTCTTCTGATCGAAGGTAAGTTCAGTGAGTGTTTCAAAATCGAAGTAAGGGTATACTTCTGTTTCCCACCCATTCCATTCAAAGATTAAAGGAATCAGTTGGTGATTCAAAACATCTTTGATCTCAGATAGGCGAGCTTCGATCACTCTATTCTGAATAGCAATTAACGATTCAGATAAGGCGAAACTACCACCTCCTTCTTGACCAGCTACTAATGAGTTAGCGTATAAGGCTGTTATAATTTCGTTCTTGTACCTTGCAATAACATTTCCAATATCGTAAGCTTTAGATCCTGTAACAGAGACAACCTCAAACTTGAAGTATTGTTCTCCACGATCATCAAGTACTTGAGGTAAGATAATTCCAGACTCTTTCCCTATGTGAACATTCTGCATGATCTTCTGATATTCTTGGAAAACAGCTTTGTCTTCAGCAGACGCATTGTCACTCATGTATTGTGGGGGGATGTATAGCACTTTAAGTCCATGTACATCTGTTGCAATCCCTGAAGCCTCCGACTGTTCGTATGCCTTTAAATACTTCCAGCTCGTAAAAACAGAATTGAGCGGGCTTGTACCTAGTGGTGAATCTTTAAGGGGGGAATTACGAAACAGCAATATCCACTCTTTTGGAAGCAGTACATCACCTTGTTCGTTATAGCTTGACCTTTTTATATTTGACTGATTACGATTAGATATGTTATTCCTATGTTGCCACAAGCCTTCAAACGTCCTTCCATCATCTGAATAATGAACCCCCGTAATAGTGTCTTGCGAACGTAGTGCTAATTTACCTATACCCCAGAAACCATCATTATATTTACTACCCTTCTTTTTAAGCCTTCTACGAGGGACTATTTCAAATGGGGCGAATCCAAACGGTACGAATGAAGAAGCGTTCTGTGTAAAGGATAACCAAGAGTGCTCCATATCATGTCGCATAGTCTCAAGCTTATTTACATACCACTTTAATTGTTCTTCATATCCATCTGGAGATTTAATGCTCCACTTAGCACTAGACATCTTAGTCATCACAGCATCAACTGATACGGCGACTGTAGCATCTTTAAGCATTTGTTTGTAGGTGAAGATACACTGCGGCCACCTTAGAGCGGGATCGCATTCTTCATATATAACACCTGATGTTACTTTTAATCCGTTATACCCAATAGGTTTTACAACAATATTAGGGATCTTAGAACTGTCTGTAGGGGGATCACCTACAGTAAGTGTGTCAGCCAAGGGAATCTCCTAATTCATCGTATTGATAATAGTGGGTTATTATTTACTGTGTTTGTAGCTTTAATGCCGTGAAGGAATGAATTTCCGAGATGTATCTTAGAGGCTAGGTATAGATAAGCCAATGAACAGCAATCAACCATATCATCATGCCCCAATTCACCACTTCTCCTTTGTCCGTTGAAGGCTTCTAACTCTTTGTAAAAGAAGTCATTGTCATTATCAATTTTGTTCCACAAGTCAGTGGCACAATTTTTCAAGACATGAATAAAGCCTATCTCTGCTGTAGCAGAAAATGGCCTAAATGCTTCGAGTTTACCAAGGGTTGAGGATTTTGTTACTGTAGGAAACCCACACTGAGTTATCCTACTAGCCATTTGATTTGCATTAGCTTTCGCAAGTGGCCCAACATCCTGTGGTAAGATAATGGTACATTTGGCACCATCTCTTGCAGCATTCTCTAGGATGTGTGGCTCCCATTTACCAGAAGTTATTCTAGTGCGTAAAACTTCCAGAACCACAAATTCCCCCGTCTTCATCTTAGCCATCTTAACTGAGGCAAAGTAATCAGGGGAGCGATTACCGTCATGAGGAAGTGTATTTGCAAAATCGTAAGCTCTGACCAACTTCACAACATCTTTCATATTAGGTGCAGTATCAATCTCTAGCACTGTATCACGACTGAAATAAGTTGAGTTTTGAGGTCTAGCAAACCAATTACCGTAGAGAAGGCGTTCTTTCTCAATCCGAGGAAGAGCCTCTAAGTTACTCTTGTAAAGTGGGTTTGATTTTTGTATTGGGGGGTTGTCTTCAATTGTACCGAAAAGACCTTGGAAGCTAATAGGCTTTTTATCGTAGCCGTACTTCTCTTGTAACTCTTCGTAAGTTTCCCCCCAAACCAAGTCACCATTAATCCTAAGAAGGTAACGTATCTTTCCGTTTCTCTCTGGATCTGGTCTACCAGCTAATGGGTGTCCCTCTGGGTGAAGATACCACAAGGCATACTTCAATACCCAACTATCAACGTCTGGGTTACATGACCACCACATTGATGGGTTATTGCTTGCATCTGAACGGAGTCGCGACCACAACCACCACAATTGCTCTTCATTATCTGCGTGAGTAACCTCATCATAGAAAATGTTGGAAATTTGTATACCTTGGTATTTCTTAGACGCACTGTCGTTTTCGTAGTGGGAGAAGCTGACTTCTGCACCAGATGAGAACACAAGTTTTTGATCTTTAAGTTTTACTTTTAGATTTGGGTCATACTTCTGGTAGAGGCTACGGGCCTCATGAAACAGGCCACCACTTGACATGATGGCACTGGAGTTCTTACGAATGCAGTACCCACGATAATTAGGATCTTCTGCCCAACGCAAGTGCCTCATTGCACCAACATACGTCTTTGAACTTGCAGCTGCCCCCCCCACCAATATAATCTGGGCATCACTGGTTAAGTATTTTTCTTGGAAAGGGCTTGCAGGGCCAATTACATCTGACATCTAAATCTCTCTCTTTCAAATTAATACCAATCTTCCCACCCTACCTTGGATATTGGCTCTCCCTTACAAGAACAAGGGCTTCTCCTCTAACAACACTAATGTTGTATTATTCGTCTTCTAACTCTTCATAGTCTTCATCTTCAATAACTTGCTTCATAGTTAAAGCAAGTCTAGGTCTGCCATTGTTCTCTTCGGCTTTCTTTTTCAAAGCTTCTGGGGCACTCTCACCATATCCAGCAGTCTTAGCTTCATGTTCAGCCTTCTGTGCAGCTAACTTAGCTATCTTCAAGGCTACATCATGCTTATCATAATCACGCACAGCATTAACAATCTTCCAAGCATTATCTAGCTCAGTTTTAGATGGATGCTTGTAACCCTCTGGCATTGGGTCTGGAATGCCTTTGTTAGTTTTGGAGATTATTTCCAAAGCTGCTTTCTGTTCACGCTTCAAGAAACCTTTAGCTGTAATCTGTTTACCAGCAGTTTGAGCTAACTTACGCTTCTCTAAGTCTGCTGCTAACCCAGCTAGTTGTTTTTCGTGCTGTTCTTTACTTAGCTTAGGTGATGGCATATCTACTTAGTAACCTCATAATTGACAAGTGCAGTGTAAGCCCTGTCATCTAGGCGATCCTTGTACAGTTCGGCTAATGACTTAATTGCACCCTCTTTAAATTCTTTGTAAACCGAGAAGGCTTCCTCTGGTGTGAGGTAATCTCCTAGGTTTGTCTTCTCTTTGCTGGACTGACAGATAGCCCTGTATTTACCACTATCCTTTCTAAAGAAGACACCTTGTGGTGTGGCATTGATCTTTGGATAAGATTGTTTTACCAATAGCATATTTATATGGCTTGGAATGAATATGCAGGTATCCTCAGAGTAAAGCTTATTACCAGAAAATAATAGATCTTTATCTAACTGCCAGTCATCTAATCCAAAACCCACTTGATGATTACACCATCCAGCAAAATACTGAAAATTCCTGAAGTTGTCAGATGCGGTACAAGTCTCATACGTTGGCTTAAGCTGGTGATATTCCTTAGAGTAACATCTTTGCAATATACCAGCCCAAAGGTGCTTCTCTTTGGTGTGCCTACCATTTATGGAGCCTTTGTACTTGCCCTTTTCATAAACTCCACGACCAAAAACTAAATTCATTTTTAACTGCTGACCTCTTTTATTTAAAGAGGCACCCAGCCTACATTGCCGCTTCGCAACAATTCCGTAGGACTTATGGTTTACCGAACGTGGTTATAAAGGCACTTACACTTACCTTTTATCTTGATAATGGATACTATAAGACCAATTGTTGGCTAAATACGGGGTTAATGGATACAATACTATCCATTACATATGCGTAAGGAACTACTCAGATTTAGTTATTATTGAGCATATAAAGCTTGCTTTTGCTTCTCGTGCTGTTCTGCTGTAATTAATTCAGATGGCATTAATTAGACTCCAGTATACTTATCAACTCTTTAACTCTGTTGTACTTATTATCCGACACCTCTATAATATCAACCATACCTGACACATACTCGTCTGATAGTCCCATCAATGAAGATAATTCAGCTAAATACTCAATATGAGTAAGGTATTCATCTATTAAACTAATAGGCATAGTAGGTAGTTTATTACACATTATTGAGACTTATATAAGTTAGTGGGTAGATTAATATACATTAAGAAAGCCAACCATAACAATCAGCGTCTGTTCTGCTTTAATGCGAGAGGGTAGGCTTTAGGGAAACTGTGGGAGACCATTTTAACGATAAGGTATCCACCAAATCGACATCATTCAAGATGTTTCATGTACCCGAAGGTACTACCTTTACGCAGGTATTTGGAAGGTCGGAAGAATTATACACCTTATGGTGAACTTGCAACCTATCTTTCTTTGGTTTACATAATGACTTATATATGATACACAGTGTACCAATAAGTAGTTTATATGAACCATTGTTTGGTGCGAGAGGGTGGACATTGCACCACCAAGGGTTTTCGACCATCTGATTTACAGTCAGAGCCGCTACTATTTACGGGGCTACTCTCGCTTAATTAGGTTGCTCCCTACAAAGAAAGGTCGCACTCTATGCCGATCGAGTTCAATGTAGGAAGGCTTTAATAGGTCGTCACCTATCTTTATGACTTGTGTTGTTAGGTGGGTAACTTGCTGTATCGTTTCAACAGACTACGGTATATACGACCTTGCATCCACCAGTGGGGCAACACTTAAACCTCAGAAACTCATTACCTGCACTTGGGCTTTGACCTTGTTACGGGTTAGGACAACCGCACGTTACGTCTGAGTTGTTGTTTATAACACGTAGGTGGGATAACTACTCCCACCGACCCACAGCAGCTAACTGTGTAAACGCAATCACCTTACGGCTACGTGTAAATTTACACCCGTTCCAGATCACCCTTACCGCCACTGGCTGACCCTTTCGGGTGGTGGGATGTCATGTTGTTACCAACAAGTCTGTCGCATCCAATTCTGTTCTGGGTATTTAACGTGAAGATTACAGAAAACTTCCACATAAGACTATAGGAGACTTCATAAACCCCAATGGTTTGCCTATAGAATAAATACCTGTGCTGAATCCAGAGCTACATCCAGCTTGCCAACGAGTACACAATCAACCTTATTTCTAAGGACAGGTAAATTAGGCACACCTCGCTTTTCACTAACTACGGTAACCCCCATAATAAGCTACTTCACTCAGGAAGGTGATTTTACAGTCTGTACACAACTGCTCCCTTTCAAGCCCTATTACGGGAATTCTTTAAATTCGAGCACTGTTTCGACACCATCTACAGTGGGAGAATGAGGAGGGGCTATGAAACCCTGTGTCTTTAAATTAGGTTACAAAGTTACAATTGTATGTCATGTATGTATTGTAACATTATTTCTGAATAATTGCAAGCATTACTCGTTATAAGTGATTAATTCATTGCTAAAATACTCTGTTTCGTACTCAAAAGCATAGGAATGGGCATCCAATCTAGCTAATCCCCCACTTGATGTGTACATACTCAGGCACGAGTTGCAAGTGGTATCAAGTATCTCTTTCTTTGTCCCATCCTCCAATTCAACTGTACGAAATAGTTCGTGTGGTTCTAATAGGTTATTACAGCTAACACATCTGCACATCTTATTCTCTTATTAATTGGTGGACTGTGATGGATTCTCACATCGACAACGTGAAACTCTTTAAATCAGGGATACATTATACACCCACTACCCATAATAAAGCAAGCGTTTGACAAACTATCGTATAGAATACTTAGTTCTATACGATTATCATTTTGGTTATATAGCTATTTCTGGTAACTGCATTTAACTGGAATGGCTGTTCCTTCGCAGTAATGGTCTTCGTACCACACTGAGAAACATGCAAGACTTCCCAATAAGATAACTGCACACCAAAACACTGTCCAAGGGCTACATTCTTTCTGATCTCTATTATCCATATCGCCTCTCCTCAATCACTATATTGTTGTCAATCCTATATTGCCTTTCCATCAATTGATACTTATAATCAATGGAATCAGTATACATGTTCTGTTCTTGGTATGCAATAAGATTAGCTAAGTAGTTGTCACTAATCTCTGCCAGAGAAACGTAAGTCAATGGCTGATCTCCGTTCTTACCACGACTACCCCTCATAAGGCACCAGCGAATACTCTCAAAGTCTGCTGAAGACCATACTGATAGGTCTGTGTAGGGTCTACCACCCTCTGCATCAAGACACTTGTAACTACGCTTTAAATAAGCCCTGCCGCCATCCACACTAACAAGGTCACACTTACAACTATGGTAGTCATGTTGGTGATAGCTGGTTATGATGTCAAGGCAGGCATTACACTGAATACGGTTTAGTATTATTTCATCTGTCATTTTGAACTATCTCCTAAATACTTTATTGGGCGAACTGTTCCACAGGGAGCGCCTGTGTCCCAGTGGTACTCTATATCATCGAATTTACAATTCCACTTAGTACGTTCATACTCAAATGCCTTACCATTCCAGTAACCAAGATTAAAGTTACGTCCATCACAGGCATACCAACCAATCTTCATATCATCAATTGGTATCCATGTCTTCTGTTCAGGTGGTAGGTGATACCAAGCATTCATTTCCATTCTCGCGAAGTGTTCATCTAGGGTCATTTCTTACCCCCTCCAATCTTTAGCCCAATAGGGCATATTCTGTCTAGGCTTATGTTGTTTCTTAGGTACATCTGTATTTTCCAATTTAACCTCTAAGCACTTCTCACTTAGATACATAATCTGTTTCTTACTTAACTTAGAAGATTCATCTTCACTGTAAAGCTGCACCCACTCACCATCATGCCAGAAAGGTTCCCATGTTGACCTCCCTTTAAACTTATCAACGATAGGTTCAGATTCTAAGAACTTAAGTAGGAGTACGTTGTCTGGGTCGGGTGTTGGGTTGTAAGTAATCTTAGTTGTCACCTAAACAGTCTCCCATTCTTAATATACCAATTACGCACTGTGACCATACTCGGCTGTACCCACCTCTGTAAGCTCTGTAGGGGCTTTTCTCTCAATAGCCTCCCTTGGGTATTGGCGTAGACGTATCGTTGAATATAGAACTGTTCTAGGAAGTCACAATGCACTTCCTGTAGCCTACCAAACCTACCTGTGGTTAAAGCCTTCTTCCTGTCTTGTGGTATGCTCATAATACTCCTAATGTTTTATATAGTGGGAAAGCAACAGATAATCTCAAGCAGATTATGCCTCTTCCTGTTCCACATGTCAAGTGGTGATTCCTTAACCACGTAGAAATACTTGATTTCTTGTAGTGTGGTGATGGAAGAATGCAGTGTTGTTTCCATCTCCCTTGGAATGGTGATCTGTAGGTTCTAATCATTGAGGATGCCTTTAGAAACAGGGAAATCCCATTGTGGTCTAAGAGGATTCTTTCTTGCATCCTCAAACCACTCAATCATTACAAGGGAGTCTTCATAATTGTGTATCACTTGCTGCACTGTACGGCATCTAACCTCGTAGTAGGTACGCTTATCCACTGTCTTTCTAAAGTTATGCCAGAACCTGTCTATCTTCTTGCAGAAAGATCGTATGTTATCTTGTCTGTAAAGAAAGATTACATCTATGCCCCGTCTTAGGTCAGGTCTTAACATCCCAACCAATCCTTTGTGAAATGTGTAGTGATACTGCATGTAATCATCTGGTAGACCTAAACCCTCAGACATGTGACCTACATCTACTGTTACTCTCTCTGTATTCATACTTACCTCTATGTTATTAAATACTTATTACTTATTCCAGTAAGGGTTGTGATTGTACTCTTTAACAAAAAATTCCAAGAAAAGTGGGTTATGCTTATCATAGGGCAAGTCGGACAAGACTCTTCTTGCTTTCTTGGTATCCCCTGCGATACCTAACTTTACCTTCCTATCTTTTAGTGAATCCATGACACCAACCACACGAATGACTTCATCTAAATCCTCCTGACTTTTATTTCTACACCTTAATACAATTACACCAGATCTTCTGAAATTGTACTCATCCCTGTAATTATCATAATCTCTGTCATGTTCCCTACCATCGACCTCAATTGCACAACCAAGCTCATGATTCCAGAAGTCGTGTATTCTGTAACCACGGACTGCTTGTCTAGTCCAACCCTTCCCGAGAACTCCCCACACTTGATTCTCATTTTGGTTAACTAAAGCTAATTCTAGGTTTATGTCCTTCATCTTTCTCATGTACTCTGCTTTTTCTTTGTCTGTAATCCACTTTAATGCTTTCATGTTTCCTCCTAATATCTTAATTATTACTGTAATATATATATATATAATCTTCTTAGATCAGAGTCTAGGAAGAAGTTACAATTAGCCTATATCCACCCATACGAATCTAATCGCCTTAGAGTGAATACGCTATAACTTCTTCCTAAACACCTTCATGATTCAATCTTCTTGAGTCATCGTCTGAGGAGGTTGCGTATGGCAACGCTTACGAATTACTTGTCTTACCTGTAGGAGTCGTTTATACTCCGTAGTACAGCAGCTTCCCCTCAACAAGTTCTAATTACTCGGGTTTGTCCGTAGCTGGTTCCTCTTCATGGACTTTTAAGAGTTAGTCGGTGAGTGTCATATGACATATCTTCCCAACCCCGATCTAGTTATCCTAACTAGCAAATAATGTAAGTGCCATCTCTGTTAAATACATGGTGAACATTGTAGCATAGGTTATTTCAGAATGCAATAACTATTTTCATCACAACCCTAAAATAAATGTTGCAATATACTGTAGTAGGCTTTATAATAGGTACTCATTTAATGATTATGGGGAGATTGTATGAAGTATGATGTAACAGCTAAGCTTATAGAGATTTATAAAGTGGTTGTGGAAGCTGACAGCGAGGCAGAGGCAATTGATCTTGCAGAACAGATGATTGAAGGGCGATCCAGAGATAAACACCATTGGGACAGTGATGCAGAGTTCATTGTTTGTGAGGTATAGTATGAGTGAACTTAAAGAGTACAGAGTTAAACTGACTTACCTGTATAGTGATATAGTTGAGGTTACAGCAGAATCTAAAAAAGAGGCTATTGCGTTAGCTCAAGATATTGTAGATGAACGATTTGAATGCTGGTATGATGCAGAGGTTAATGAACTATGACAGAAAATGAAATACTGCAAAAGGCACAATCACTAGCCGACAAACACAAACAAGACATCCTAGACGCTAGGGAAGCACTTGTACGAGAAGCAATAGAGAAAGGCTACAATCCTGAAGAGTGGGTAATAGCTGATAACTCAGATGATATACGAGCAGGACATACTTTAGAGTACTATTGCTACATGGTTAAGAAAAACCCAACCCAACTGGAATTCAGGGGATAATATGACTAAAGAACAACTTGAACTATTACTGCGCTTTATCCACGAGAGAATAAGTGGATTAAAAGATGAGTTGCAAGGTTACGACCCATATTGGTATAACAGGAGAGCAGACGCCCTTAAAAATGAACTATTTACAACAATCACAGAGGAACAAAGCTAATGGCTAAAAAGCCCACTAAATTAACTACAACGGCAAATGGTGCAGTTGTTACAGGAAAAGAAGATTTGACCAAGATTAAGACTCCCCCAAAAACACCAGAGCAAGCTATGGATGAACTCACAGAATTATCTCAAGAATTGGGGTTATGCAACATCACAGACAACCCCTTAATAAATAGTACTCCCACAAACTCACAGGAGGTTACTGATGCCCAAAGACCACTACCAATAGGGATAACAATAAACCCCCCTACATGTGATGCCCAATATGTTAAGAATGGTTGGGATAAACCTGTTCCCACAAAGGTGGTTACAATTAAGAAATCCTCCCTACACGAAACCGTTAGGGAAGCTTTGTATTTAGCTAGACTCGGTTCTCAGTTAGATTTAACTTTTGTGCCGACTATGTATTGTCCATTCATTTGCAGAATGCTTCTCCCTGAAGATAAATACCAAGACTACTTAGAACACAAATCAGAGGACAATTACAATGAATTACAAGCAGATGCCTATAACGAGATATTAGTTAAAGCAGTTGATCGCATTACATTCTGGAAGGCTCTGATCAAAGTAGGTAATGCTGGTGCATTTATAAAACCAAACACAGCCCCAGTGAAGAATCCTCATTTTATGGTAAAGGTGTTGACAAAGCGTCCTGTAGATGCCACAATTAACACTCAACTAAGGGTTCCAAGAGCAGTGTATACAGAGGCCGACATGGAGGGGTTCAGCATAGATGAGTTAAAAATAATTGGTGGTTGGTATAATTTATCTTTTAACAGTAAACAGAAATATATTAAGGCAATCTTAGAAGCGCAAGGTAGCTAAACCTAACTGAGAGTTGCCGACGTGACTCTCTTTACATTAAGTAGTGAGGTTAAATAATTATGTCAAAAGGTTCAAATAATACTAGAATTACCAGACGGACTAAAGCTGAAGTGCATGAGGGTAAGCACATCAAAGAGAAGTTTGTCGAGCAACGTGAGGATGAGATAAATTCAAAAGCTATTAAGCCGATGAATGCAAAACAGAAGCACTATATTGACATGTTCAACAACCCAGATTGTGGATTAATTCTCGCTACTGGATGGGCTGGTTCATCGAAGACGTTCATCCCAACAAGCCTCGCTTGTGATATGTTGAAACTTGGGAAGATTGATAAGATAGTATTCACTCGCCCTAACATATCTAATAGTAAGAGTCTGGGTTTTTACGGCGGTTCGCTCATCGAGAAGATGTCTAACTGGTTAATGCCTGTAATGGACATTCTAAAAGACAGGCTTGGTGCCAGTGCTTTAGAGCTTTACATAAAGCATGGGGATATTCTTTTTATCCCCCTTGAGGTTGTCAAGGGGTATTCAGCAGAGAATTGTGTATTTCTGTGTGATGAAGCTGAAGATCTGACAATCGAGGAGGCTAAGAAGTTAGTCACCCGTCAGGGTAAGAATTGTAAAATGATCCTTGCGGGGGATATTACGCAGTCTGAGCTTAAAGATAAGAGTGGGCTGAAGTATCTCGTGGATATGGCGAGAAGGTATGATAACTTAAGTCTTGGTCTTGTTGATTTTAATGAAGTGTCTGATATTGTACGTTCAGACCAAGTTAAACAGTGGATCATTGCCTTCCAGAAAGAGGAGAGTAAGTAATGGATAAAATATACATAGCTATAAACGGTATAACAGTTCGTAAGCTAAAAGAACTGATTATGTACTGGCCTGAAGAAGACCAGTATGGCGATGAAACAGAAGTGTGGCTTTCTACTGGTGCCCATACCAGTAGCCCTCTTGTCGAGATATGCCCACTAAACAAGAGGTCTTCAGAAGACGGTAAAGAGTGGTCTGACCTTGCACTAACTTCAGCTTATCATTTTACGGAGTAATTATGACAGAGAAAAAAGACACAAAGATTCATGCCATCCATAAAGGCATTCAGTTACCCACAGATGAAGAAGTTAAGATTGACCCAAACTTGATTACGGCTATAGAATCCCTGCTTGAATGTGTCAAGAGTGGCAGAATAACCGAGGTCTGTTATGTGGGGGTTGGGGATAAAATGGATTCTGTTCGTGGAATGGTAGGTGTGAGTAAGCAGCCCTTCCTACTTAGCAAACAGATTGAAACATTGAATATGATTTATAACGAGGAAGTAATATACCCAATACTCCTTAGTCCAGATTATTATGAAGCTACGGAAGATTAATCATGGATAAACCCAGAGAAGATCTTAAGGTGCGGGCTATTCGTAATGATGTTGTTATTGGGGGCTTTTTACCAAAACCTATCCCAGAGCTTGTAAAAGAGACTAAATGGTTGTATGATGAAGCTCTTTCTGGAAATCTTAGGGAGCTAGTTTATGCAGCAAGTGATATGGGTATAGAACCTATTTACAAGATAGTGGGAGATAGTGTAAACTACCCTATGATGTTATCTAGTATAGATGTAGCGAGGGATGAATACTTCCAGACAGTAATCATTCCATCAATCAGAAAAGAGGAATTAGGAGATTCAGATGAGTAAATGTACATTGAATAATTTATGGGATGATAAGGCTAATGTTCCACTGTTTGATGGAGTGTTTGATGATAGCCTTTCAGACCATGAGTGGAGAGAACTGGAAGAGTTACAGCGTAGTAATGTTGATACCTCAGATGCAGGGGGGTGGTAATATGCCAAAGTGTAAGACTACGATAATTAGTTTTGAAGATTTCTCAGACGATAATTTTACAAAACCCAGCAACTACTACGTTAGAATAGCAACAGGTGACTTTTACTTCATCCACACACGGGATCGCCTTCTTGCACAGCAATTTATAGATAATGAGTTTGGTAAGGGGCATTACAAAGTAAATGCAAGTAAAATGAGTAAAGCGAGCGGAACAGAAAGTGCTGTTGGCAGGCTTGGGTCAAAGAGTCGCCAAGGACTTAAAACTAAGGGTAAATGACATGAAGATAGTGAGAAAATATGAGTATCATGGCTACAGAATAAACGTTTACGAGGATAATTCCTGTGACATAACTGACTACTGGACTGATGAACTCGTGGACGGTGGGTTTGAAGATAATAAGATTGCGGAACAATATATCTTGGACTCAATTGAATGAAACAGAAACATTTGCAAATGTACATGAGGATAGCGGAGTCTGTGGCTGAAACCTCCTCAAGTGGATGAAATCATGTGAGAGTTTCAGATTGGAAAATTTAAGTAAGCCTTTAGATAAGGTAATGTGGGGTAGGTATGTGTAAAGTGCTACTAAACTATAATCAAAACAGTTTCAGGAACCTATTCCTGACCTCAGATAACTCACCTTCTGGGTTGTGTTATAAAGAAGCTAACCACTGTAGGGGGGTTAATTTTAGGGATGTTGGGGATAATGTTGGAACGCTGAGGTATAACAAGAAAAACGGGACATCCGCTTGGTATGTTAAAATAAGCGGAAAAGCTTATGCTATTCACAGAATTGTGTGGTTTTTGGCTTATGGTGAAATTGATGCAACCAGAGTAATAGACCATGTAGACGGAGATCCGACAAACAATAAACTGGATAATCTGAGATTGGTGGATCAAGGTCAAAATAATAGAAATGCAAAGAAGGATAGACTAAACACCTCTGGAATCAGTGGTGTCCACTTCGACACTATTAGCAATAGGTGGTGTTCAATCTGGGCAGAAGACGGAAGACAACGAAAGAAAAGTTTCTCTGTCTTAAAGTATGGGCAGGATGCAAAGACACTGGCCATAGACCACAAAGACAGCACAAGAAGTAGATTAGGCTACAGTGAGAGGCATGGTCTATGAAGGATAAGTATAAACTGGCTTACATGGATATGGCTTGTAGATTCGGATTAACATCTGAAGCAGAAAGGCGTAAGGTCGGTGCCCTGCTTGTTAAAGATGGTGGGGTTATCTCAGAGGGCTGTAATGGGCAGCCGAGTGGGTGGCATACGGAAGTGTGTGAGTGCTCTGAGACAGGGTCGACACTTCCTACAGTGAGACACGCTGAAGTAGCTTGTTTAGAGAAGTTACAAAACAAGCCAAATACTGCTGAAGGTTCTACAATGTTTGTTTCTACAGCGCCGTGTTATAACTGTGCTATTAAGATAGCTTCTGCTAAAGTAGTTGAAGTTTACTACAGAGATCTGTATAATAGCACAGATGGGATAGAATACTTGAGAAGTAGGGCTATTCACACAGAACAACTTTAATTAAGTTATTGGAGGAAAATATGAGAAAGCTGGTAACAGTTCGTAAAATCACAGATATACAACCTATCGATGGAGCTGACCGTATTGAAGAAGTGTGGGTTGATGGCTGGTCAGTGGTGTGCCAGAAAGGTATTCACACAATTGGTGATACGGTATTGTATTTTGAGCTAGATAGCTTTCTACCACAATCAGATGCACGTTTTGAATCATTTATGAAGTTCGGTACACGTACATTTGACGGGGTTGTTGGTCATCGTATTAAGACTGTACGATTGAAAGGTGTATACTCACAAGGTGTCATCATGCCTTTATCAGAGTTCCCAGAAATCACCTCAGCAGAAGAAGATACTGATTACTCCGAAGCCATTGGCATTGTTAAGTGGGAAGCACCACAGGAGCGTGGTGAGGGTATGGGATACCAAGGTGACAAGAAAGGTGAATTTCCTTGGTTCATCCGTAAGTCAGACCAAGAACGTATTCAGAACCTATATGGTAAACTTACCCAAACACACAGAGATAAAGAGTTTGTTGGCACCCTTAAGATGGATGGCAGCTCAATCACTGTAGGTTATGTCATGGGAGAGCGCTACGACAACAAAGGGTTCTTCTATTGCTCCCGTAACCAAGAACTCAAAATACCAGAGGTTTTATCAGACCCAAATTATAAACTTGAAGAACAGGGTAAATTCTTTCAAGGTGCAGTAAACTCAGACCTATTCTCTAAGTCAAAAGAGTTGCATGAGTTGTTTGGTAGCTATTATGCAATCCAAGGTGAGTTGGTTGGTGCTGGTGTGCAGGGTAACTTTGAGAAGTTTGACACTTACCAAGTATTTGCTTACAATATTTTTGACATCGAGAAGCAAGAGTATGTAGACTATCAAACATTCGAGACTATGGCAGAAGCAGTTAAGTTGCAGATTGTCCCAAAGGTTTACGGAGCTAATAAAGTTCTTATTCACGAGCTAAAAGATATTCTCGAATGGTCTAATATTGGTAAAGTTTTGAATGCAGCCTACATTGAAGGCATTGTCTGGAAACAGGTTAATGGTGACTGTCAGTTTAAGGCGATAAACAATTTTTATCTGGAGAAAAAGAAATAATGAAAAATAAATTACCGTTACGTTTTTACTGGCTTTTTGTGTGCGAGTTTCTATTTAGGTTCTTGGCGTGGGCTGTGGTGCCCACAGCTATGTTATTCCTGAAGAAGATCCCGATAGAGGAAACTAAAGATAAGGTGCCCTATGGAATAGGGGGTGACTTACAGCGGTACAAGTTTCCCAAGTGGTTAGATTGTCTTGATATGATTGACGATCTACTGTGGCCTGAATATGAACCAACCATGAGTAAGATTCGTAAGAAGTTTGGTTGGCAGGTTGCTACTTGGGTTAATCTCAGTTTCCGCAATGTTGGGATGGGAATAATGGCCGAGTATGCTGTTCCTGTCAGTGGTTACTGGTATCTCATCTCAGATGAAGAGAAAGCTGAGAAAGGGTTATTCGACAACAGCTATATCTTAGGGTTCTTAGTTCTGAAGGTGGGCTATGTCAGCTACAGGGATTGGAAGCAAAAGTTTGGTAACACTGGGTATTTTGCCCTTCCTCGGATAACTTTACGATTACGGAGCCAAGATTAATGAAGTATAAATACAAACTAGAGTAGAGTTCTTATTACACTAGCAATGGGTGTGACTGCTGTGAACCGGACTATAATGAGATTTGGCATATTACCCGCATTGATGAGGGTGGTAACGAATCAGTTGTAGCAGCCAACGGAACCCCGCACTCACTAGAAGACTGCTACGAAGCTATCTTGACTGATGCTGGTATTGATTTAGAGATTGAGTGGGAAGATGCTGATTGAACATTTCTCAGCAAAATGCTGGTTAATTGAACTTAGGCAAAGATACTCACTAAATGAGACAATCTTTAGAGATAGTCCTGAAGCTTTTACAATACTGGTGTCTAAAGGCAACAGGAACACAGTAGTAGCCCGTTTTGACAGAACTCGTCAATATGGGTTCGTTTATGTGGCAAAATGATGAAAATACTCATCAAAATCACTGTTTTTAGTGTAAATGTTGCATAAATTCATCAAATCTGGAGAAAACACTGTGCATAATGACTTAATTGGAGTAGACATTAAGGCTGAAATAGCCTATTTAATACGAAATAACAAGGATTTAGATGAAAGATTGGTAAGTTTACTGGAAGAGGTGGCTGTGGCTAATGAAAGTGTTGACACGGTGAACTTGTTTGTGGTTAAATACTTATATGGGGAGATTAGCCAACAAGACTTGCTAATCGCCATCAATAAGTACAAATCAAGTAAACAATCAGTTGTAGACTGAACAATTAAAACTTTAGAGGAGTAAATATGAAGATTAACACGAGCAGTTGGCACTATTGGTTACATCGTACACTAGAAACTTCTATGTATCTCAAACTTGAGATGGGTGATACCACAAATTTATGTGAGTACTTCTGGTCTACTCTGGGTAACGTACTAAAGCTCTTTTTGTTTATTGCAATAGGATTGTTTATGTTGACAATGGCTTCTATGTTAGTCTTTGCATCAGTGAACTTTATAGTCTTCGTAGTAACAGGTATTCTTGATGTACCACTGGCATGGGTTAATATGGAGCTTGCAATAGGTACTTACTGGTTCTGTACGTTAGTTGCTGTGACCGGTGGTTCTATAGCTTGGTGCCTAGGAGATGTTAATGTATTACCTAACTACTTAAAACCTAGACAAGATACTAAGGAAGTTAAACCGAGCTTATTCAAAGAATATTACAAATCTTGGAAAGCTAAGGTGTGCCCATTAGTTGAACTTGAGAGGTAATTATGAGTAATAAAATACTATCTAGGGGCAAATGGGTGTATGTTGTTGTGATATGCCTGTCGTGGACTGCCTTCTTAATATGTTTAGGGGCTTCCTATGGAAAATAAAGACTGGAGACAAGAATGCGCAAGGCTCCAGATTGAGCTTGATTCTGTGAGAGTTGAGATGGAAGAGTGGAAAGAGAAGTGGGAAAGACTCATGAAATTTAAAGATGCACCACGGTTCCCTGTAAAAGGGCTTACAACAATGGGGTATAGAAGCGGAGATGATGGTAAATGACATTTTGGGTAAAGAATAAAGGTGAAGAAGTTGCGGAGCTTCTAACTTTGGCGCTAAATCACTACCGTAAAGAAAAGGCAGACCTATTGCTGAAAGTGGATGATAACGTACCTCAGTCTAAGAAATTACTACCATTCCCTAACAAGGGAAGTTATGTGATAGGTAGCTCCAGTCTAGCACACAGTTGTAGTTACTGGTTTAACGAAAAGACTTACTACTCCGGTGATAAAGAAATCAGTAACTCTTCAGCTTTAGTTGCCCGTAGAGAACTGATCTCAACTGTGATTGACAAGTACATCGCCGACTTTACGGAAATTCACAAAGCCAACCTTGAGATCATAGAGCACAATAAGTTAGTAGTTAGGAAGATCACAGCATTAATGCAAGCTGTTGGTATTCCAAACACCTACTCTGAAAGCTACTTCAAGAGTAGTCGCAGCACTAGGAAAACTACAGACACCAAGAAAGCTGGATACTTAGCAGATATTGACCGTAATATCGAGACAAGTCAAGAATCAATCCCATCTAAGGAGTCTATGATGTATGGGGTTAATGATAAGTACCGCGTGATCTACGATAAGATTCGCTTAGAGGAAACTAAAGCTGAACGTGAGAGGCAAGCACAGGAAGAACTACACAAGGTTGCATTACTTCGGGCTAAGTGCACACCAGATGATGCCTCCAGCAGTAGTTGGGTTATCCGTGAAGCTATCCTATCGAAAGATAAGTACCTGCACCCAGCCTATTGGTTAGAACGCAACAGGGGTGATTGGGGTGATGGGTATGACTATGCAGAAACAGGTTTAAAGGGTTTTAATGTAGAAGATGGTAATGTTGTAGACCAAGAGATTGAGAAGTGTATTCAAGAATGTATTGACTCAGCAGAGGATGGTGTAGATGGCCGTATTTTCCGAGACTGTGAGTACAACTATGGTGTACTTTATGGGATGGTTAAAGACCCGACACTGCTGGATGATTTACAGAAGGTAAGAGAATGGATGGGGAGTAAAGACGATGAGTAACACCACAGACAACTACATGTTGAACACCCACACACATGGAAGTTACAAAATCAACATCCCACAATCTTCTAACTGGAAGTGTCACATGTTCGGTAAGAATGCTTCTGGGGTGGGTCTCTACTACACCCCACCTATTGATGGCGTGCCTAATTGGTTCCATAGGAAGATGCAAGGGTTAATATTAGGCCATGTATGGGAGAAAGTATGATGAGTAAGTTTGCAGCTACGTACTACATAAATAAATGTTTAGATGGTGATGATGGAGACTTCTATCATGAACTCCTCGATCTTCATGTAATGTTTGATAACCCCTACGAGGAGAATTCTATTATCGGGGAGTTCACACCAACTTATGACGAAATAACTCACGAGATTCTCAAAGAGTCTCCATTTGGTTTATACCAAGTGTTTGTAATAGGGGATATTGAATACTTCACCGATTATTATGGGGAGTCTGATGTAGATGTAGAACTAACTTACTCCTGTTTCAATGAGCTTCCAGAGAATTACATTGAGTCTAGTTTACAATTGGAGGATTAGAAATGATTAAGTACAAATGCTTCCACTTCGAGTTAGGGGAAAGTGACACAATGTACTACGTGTACATCTACTACAATGGCAGGCAGGCTCACTATGTAAAGAGTCTTACACAAGAACAGGCACTCACTAGAGCTAAAGAGTGGGTCGACACTGAAGCTTGTGAATGGTTAGGAGTAGATGAATGATTAATATTCCAAAACAATTGTGGTATGTGGGTCATACAGTAGGTGATAATGATCTTGCCTACATGACATACTATGAAAATAATGCAGCTTTTGAGAAACGTAAGTCTACAGGGGTAGACTGGGCTAATCGTTCGGCACATGTCTACAACCGTGAGAAAGGTTGTTACGAACACCCCAACGGTAAAGTTGAAGATGGTGTTATCATTGACAATACCCCAACCACAGGAATCTACATTGGCTCTAGTGTGAGTCGTTGGTCAACCAGTAATAAGTTATTCCGTGTACAAGACCCTAGAGGGTTCACTGTTGAAGTAGCTACAGACAACATAGCAACCCTACTACACCTTACTACAGTGACTAACGGCATTATCCAAGAGCCTTGTGTGTGGGCTAGAGAAGGGAGCAACCATGTACTGCTCCCAGTAAACTCTGAGCCTTACTTGGAGACATTGGATAAGATGGATACCCTAGCTAATAAGTTAATTAAAGTATCTGAGCTTATGGTTGGAGACATAGTTAAGTTCTTTGAGGATAAGACTGAATACACTTACTTAGGTAAAGCTAAAGCCACTTGGAGACTCAAACCTTACATATTTGAACGTGGGGGTTATTGGGCGAGAACCATGGATAAGAAGACCTACTCACTTCCTGAACGTATAGTGAAGGATACTAAATGGGAACCTGTATTCTCCTATGTACAATCTTGGATGAAAGGTGATGAAGTTAGCTACAACACTTACACCAACCCCAAGATAACTGAGGTAGTGGGTAACAATGAAGCTATTGACAGTCTACGCGAGAATGTACATATATACGCACCACAACGTATTAGTAACCAAGAGACAAGTAACTATTGTGATTTCTCTATTGAGTCGGTGGAGTGGAAATGACATACACAGTATCTAGTCACTTAGGCCCACTATACCAAGGTGACTCCTTAGAGGATGCAAGGTCAGCCGTAGTTAGTTGCCTAGTGGTTGAGTCTTATTTTGGTTATACTAAGTGGGAGACTGAAAACAAGCAGTGTTACGAATGGTGGGATCACGGCTCTTATCAGGATGAGGGATGGTGGGATAAACCTACCCAACATCCACAAAGACCTGTTATGAATTTAAATTGGTGTTGTATCTGTCATCAAGACATAACTAAGTTTGTAGAAATACAGGAGAGAATATGAAGTACATACTAATATATTTAATGAAAGATGGTACAGTTAAGGAGAAGACTGTAGAAGATGTGCAGGTACTTGGGGAGAATGAGAGATACATTGTACTGAATGACCACTACTTCACTAAGTTACAGCAGGAGAAAGATAAGGATTGTGACCCCTATCCTGTGGTGAACACATGCTCTATCTCAGATTACACTACTTCTACATTCTGGCAAAAGTATTACGGTGACTTCGCTATCCGCATGTACACGACAGAAGCTAACATGAAAACCATTGAGAAGTAGATTAACCGAGAGTTCATTAAATTCATCCGAGGTAAGATCGGAAGATATATGGCTTATAATGATTGTCTGAATATTAAGATTGAGTTGGAGGGAGTGTGACTGCCATCTTCATAAATAACTTCTGTAGGCAACAAAGACAATCCACAGACGACTTAATCCAAGTCTTAGAGAAAATATCTACACTAGGTGACTTAGAAGTCTTCCTCTACGGTATTGCCACTAAGCACGATACAGATAAAGATGGCACAACAACTTGGGTGAATGATAAGCTAATTATCAGAACAGGATACTTCCCACAGTTCGCAGTTCCTTTATCTGTAACTCTCAAGGACAATCAGTATGGTAGTGAGAAGGAACAGATTCAATGTTGGACAGGGTTCAGGAAAGTATGTGAAATAATACAGTCAGGGGGTTCAAATGATGAACGGCAGTCCTAGATGGATAGTATCAGTAACACACATCCCCTCTGACATCACTGTCACTAGGGATAGCAATCATTATAGAAATCAACATCTAGCTAAAGGAGCTGCTATCAAATACCTGAAGTCTAAGTTGGCGTATGCTTATAAGAACATTCCACAAGAGGATATTAAGTATATCTATCTGTTTCCAGATGATGTTACGTATCCCAGAGATGCTTCAGATTATAGGGGGAGATTAGAATGAATCTTATAGTAGCGGGGGGTAGAGACTTTACCAATTATAAACTTCTTAAGGATAAGTTAGACTTTCTCCTCTCCAACACAGACAAAGAAGACGTTACAATCCTTTGTGGTATGGCTAGAGGAGCTGACTCACTAGGTAAACGATATGCAGAGGAGAACCACATAGATGTTTGGGAGTACCCTGCTGACTGGACTAAAGGGAAGCAAGCTGGCTATCTTAGAAACTCTCAGATGGTAGAGGAAGGTACACACTTAGTAGCTTTCTGGAATGGGGTGAGTAAAGGCACAAAGCACATGATAGATCTAGCCACTAAGAAAGGGTTGGTTGTTAGGGTTATTAAATACTAAGCTTTACATGTGTACTTACTTGCGTTATACTTATGTTTTATAAACAAATATGGAGAAAACTATGCATAGAAAACCCTTACCTGTAGAACTAAACTACGAGGACTTGGAGATTACTTTTGGAAAAGTTACCTTATCAGCTTTCACACGATTAAATGGTGTGAAGGATAACTATCACCTGATAAATGAGATATTGTATGGTGCTAACATGGTTTGTACAGACCCAAAGAAAGTCTATACAGAGTTTACACAAACCATAGGCATCACCCCTAAAGCTGCTGTTGGTGTAATAAACAATTTGGGTTGGAAGGTGATAGTAGGGGACTTCACATCTGCACAAGTATTTAAGTGGTGTTATCCTCGTGGATGTAAAAGGCAGATCAGTAAACATTCTGTCATCACCATGCACCGAATGAAAGATACACTTAAGCAAATGCTAAGGGATGGACAGGAGAATCTCATCCCATTAGTTCTTAAGACCGAGATGACACCAAAGCAAATCAAGGATTCATTACCCAAAGCCTATTGGAAACGCCTTACTAAGATAAGCTTTACAAAGGCTCAGTACATTAGCAGAGGAGTTAATGGCAAGGACGTCACTCGTATCCCAGATTACTTAGAGCTTAATACCAGCTACCTAGCCAATGTTAAAAATATCCTCAGTGATGTCCCACATCTTGTAGTTAATAGACTAGCAAAGCAGCGTAGATGCCTTACAGATGTGGGTAGAATACACGACACTGCAAGAATAGTTCGGGACACTATGATGATGGCTGAAGAAATTATGTACAAGACTAACCCCGATTGGAGCTGGAAGCGTTGGCAAGAGGAACATACCATAGTAACCAGAAAACGAAGGGCTGCGGAATTCTGCGACAAAGAGATATTAGTTGGTGTGTATAGGTACTTACACCGTGAAGTTTTATCTGAGCTAGGGGATAAAGCCACTCTCTTGACTTCTGCCCTAGATGTAGCCTTAGAGGGAGATGCAATGGGCCACTGTGTAGCGGGTTACGCCAGAGGATGTACAAGGGGTGAGTATGTGGTATACCACATAGAATTAACAGATGGCACTGTTGGTACATTAGGTTGCACTGTTGTAGGGACAGATAAGTGCCCTCAACTCAGATACCAACAGTGTTATGGGAAGTACAACGAGAGGATAGATACTAACTTTGCACGACAAGTGATTGAAAAGGTCAACAACCATCTTATCTTGTACGTAGGGATGGAATAAAATAAGGGCACTTACTGCCCCAACATCCAGTCATTCAATAACTTATCCCGATTGGGGTAATATCCTAGAAAGAAGTAAAGTGGGTTCACAAGAAAGAACCTACTCTCCCTCTCCTTCAGTTTATTATTAACTTCCCTTACCATCCCACTATCCTTAAGCTCCACAATAGCACTACTAACCGTCTGCCGTATGTAACCACTACCATCCACCAACTCTTTAACACTCGTATACACCATGTTATTGTAACCTATCTTCTGCCCCAGTAAGCATAGGATAGACATAGCAGGAATACTCAACCCCCTCTCCACAATCACATCCAATAGAATAGGGCTTATCTTAAGCTTCATAAACCTCTTAACCCTAGCCTTCACTACAGAGTCGTACACTTCCCTACTGGTTATTGAAGATAACTCTAATGGGGGTAAGTAGTAAGAACTTCCCACACTAACCTCATACAATTCCCCTGTCTCTGGGTCTACAACCCATCTGTCGCCGTTTGACGACACTTCATTATCTTCCACTATAAGTAACCCTTTGATTTTATTGAGAACTAAAAAGTGACTGCCGTCCCGCTTTATATAATATAGCAAATGTACAATTTGCGTAATATTGCTATTGATTATACTAGATTAATTTCCAGAAGTAAAGAACTATTTTACTCAAAATTCCAATTCCCCTCCAGAAATATCAACCCTTTTTAATATTGCTTATTCATCACTGTATATAAAATATCTATAAGTGCATGATTATATTAGCATTTTACCATATCTACAGGAGAGGTGTTAAGCACCCCCTCCACCAGTAGGGTGATACTTATCCTAGAATATTAAAATATCTGAGTATAATCATTCTCGTATATAGCCCAATATGGGGATAAATTACCTATTTGAAGAGAATTATTATAGATTACTATCGAAGATAGTAAGTGCATATGCTAAGGCTATGGTGACATCAAGAGAGTGATATAAGGATGCTATTGGTATAAGAGGAGAGATAGATAGTGGCTATACTAGCCTATAGTGAGAGGTATGGAGTTTATTAGGCTTAACCAACTCGCTGCCCTCTCATCACTTTACCACCCCTTTATATACTCGATAACTGTCCTCCTTATAAGCTAATAAATTGTGTATATCTTGTGGATAACTCAATAACCAGGCATTTGAAAGCCTTGTATTTACTGGCTTGTGTATAACTAATAGATATTCTGTGGATAAGTGACCCAGATTAGTTTACAGCCATTTTAAGGGAGTGGTATGCTTAGGGTAGGGTACTTATAGAGAGTGTCTCTAATCGCTTCTGAAGGAGTTTTATAGTGTACTGTGAGTATATTATACATTATCCTACTGGGTAGAGTATGGGTGGGGTGTGTGAGTAGGAGACCAAAGAGACGTTAATAATCATCTTTACACTTTCCTACTTGCGTAGGTGAGTAGTATCCCCTAATATGACCATAAGAGCTGAGCAATAACTGTGAAGCAACCAGTACGAAAGTGAGCCTACCATGAAAAGATATTTTGTCTATGCCATTATTGTCGGTTTATTGGGTAATACTTTGTTAGATAGCGCTACTGGGTTGATTTCAAGTCGCTCTAATACAATTAACGCTACTTTGACTAAGATAGGTGGATGAGATGGATATTATTTATGTGTACTATGTGGCTGAACTTGTGTTAACCATGTTAGTAGCCGCTTTTATTGTAATTAAGATTAACTCCGAGGGTGAATGAAATGAAAATATGATTATTTTCTAAATACTTCTTGACTTGCTTCCTGCACTAGAAGATAATAATACCACTTTAAACAAATAGGAGAACTATATGACCACTACAACATCAACCCCTGTGATCGCATACAAAGCTTTTAATAAGGACTGGACTTGCCGTGATTTTCAGTACGAGGTAGGTAAGATATTCAAATACGAGGGGGATGTAAAAGCTTGTAATTCAGGTTTCCATGCTTGTGAGTACCCACTTGATATTTTCAACTATTATGATCCATGTACCAGTAAGTTTGCTCTGGTGGAGTGTAGTGGGGTTACCTCCAAAGAAAATTCGGACAGCAAGATTGCCTCCGAGATTCTTGAGTTGAAAATAGAATTGTTAGTAACAGACTTAGTTAAAGCTGCTATTGATTACACTGTATATAGAACAACCGAGAGTGGATCAGACCACACAACTGGCGACCAAGCTGCAAGCTCCGCTACTGGCTACCAAGCTGCAAGCTCCGCTACTGGCGACCAAGCTGCAAGCTCCGCTACTGGCAACCGAGCTGCAAGCTCCGCTAC